GGTGAATTGAATGTGGCTGCGTATCCGCGTACGGTTTTCTTTTCCTCTCCATCCATCGCCCTCAACTCCAATCCGAATGTTCTTATTTCTTTTTCCATTTTAATTTCTCTTTCTGATTCTGGTAAATTCTTAATTTTCCTTTCCGCCCAATCTCTCATCGCATCTCCTCCCCAAGCATCGTACATAATTGATCCGCAAATTTCGTTCCCATCTTCATCCGTGTATTTTCCTTGATCGTACGTTTTTGCTCTTGATAAAAAACTAAAGGTCCTTTTGATTGTGTCAACAGATAGTTTTTCTTTCCTTGAAATTTGTCCGGCTCTTGTCCAACCTATGGTAGTTCCACAATCCGAACCGTTATCTTCTTTATGTTTAATCGCTCTTTTAGCGTTATTGACCGCTGCTTCTGGATAATCGTTGTACGGCATATCTACGGATTTACATTTTCCTTTGAATTGGAAGCCAATGGCATTCCGTACTCATCTCCACCTTCGTAGCCGTTCAACCCTTCTTTCTTTCGTATCTCATTAGGATTCAATGCGCGAATGTTATACATTGTTTGATACAATCTCGCTCTTGAATCGGTATCTCCTTGAAGTAATCCATCCAAATCGAACTTGACAAATGTCTTTCCCCATTGTTCCCTCGGAAATAACTTGGAGTTGAACTCGGATTCGATTCGCTTTGTCCAGCTTCTCAACGTGTATTGGACAAAGATTCGGTTTAATAACTCGGCATTGTTAAAGGTTTCGGATTGACCAAGTAAGGTAACCGGAACACCGGTGATATTGCTTATATCAGTTATTGTAAGCCTTCTTCCTTCTATGTCGTTTGCATCAACTCCTTTGCCTGTTGTCCTATATTTAACTCCATTTGATAACAATGCCGTTTTCCCACTATTGTCCGGGCCTTGATAATTTCTATTCCAAGATTCCTGGATTATATCGCGTTGTTCCTTGCTCAATGCTTGATCCGTTTCCAAAACGCCTCCGATTTGCGCTCCGTTTCCGTAGAAATTCGCACCGTGTTGTATTTCTGCTATTCCGCGTCCTAATGTATCTTGTTGATAATCGATAACGGATTTGCCTAAAATTCCATCTTCGGAGTACATACGCAAATGGATAATCTCCGAAGCCGGTACACTTGCACCGTGTTCGTGTATATAGTAGAAATATTCGCCTTCAACCTTAAATTGTTCCCATTCTTCCGTAATTAGGTGTAATCTATCAATATTTCCGGAAGAATCGGTCATTATATGGATTAGCGCGTTACCACCTTTGTAATTAGAAGATCCGGTAAACATTTGCCGTACCAAGGTTTCCATATATGTGAACTTATCTCGTGTCGGCTCTGGTCGGAAATTAATTAGCGGATATAACGGATGGTTAACCGCTTCGGTAATGTTGCCTTCTTCATCCTTTGTGTAAACCGAAAACGGAAGCGAAGCGATTTGTTCGGATAAAATTGTTACGGCTCGGAAATAAGCCGGTATTGCTTGAGATGTTTTCCAATTTACGGAAACCTTTGCTCGTGAAGCGGAGAATAACACGGTTTGCCAAGTTGACCAATCCTTTGCTGGTCCAATCTTGCTATAAATGGCTGCTCTTGCCGTTTTGAACGGCTTAATAACACGTTGGATTAATGTCATAAACAAATATTTGCTATTTTTATTGGTAAAAACCAAAAAATAATTAACAAAGTATTGTTTTTTGTTAATTTTTCGTATATTGTGCTATTCATTAACTAAAAATCAATAGAAATGTACACTTTAACATTAATTCACAACAACAACACAAGAAAGGATTATTCATTTTACACTCAAAAAGAAGTTATAGGATTTTTGTCAAATTCTATGTCAATTTATGATTGTTATATAGCAGAAGAAGTTCCTTTTTTCTTCGCTGATCAAGAAAGCCAAGAAATTTATGGTATAGCTAAAAATGTTTACAATCCCTTTGATGATGACGCACACTACTATAACGGCGATTATGTTTATAGAGTAGAATTAAATTCTTAATCAAAAATCAATCAAAATGAACGATTACAAAAACCTTTTTTCGATTTATGGAGAATTTGATGGCAAATTCTATTTAGAAACCTACAAAGACCACAAAGAAGCCTATACCAGGTATAGTGAATTATCTTGGAAGATGTTACAACGCGCAACAAAACAATGGAAGAAAAATCCGGACTTAATTCCACAATACTACGAAACCACTAAAGATGGCTTTGACCGTTCAAGCCATTGCCGAATCGGACATATTTATATTGATAGAATACCGGAAGAACACGAAATAAATTAGTATATTTACGCATCAAAGTTGGTCATAGTTACGGTTTTTATTACGTTGCCGCTCATTTTTTGAGCGGCTTTTTTTATTTTAATATACCTCGTAACCATAATGACTTCATTACGCGAAATGTTCCGTAATTTTTGTATTTGTTAATTCCCTTTTGTTTAAAGTGCCATTTCTCGGTAGCAATATATGCCTGGTGATAACTCATTTTGGTATCGACAATGGTAAAAAAATACTCAAAATACTCTTGATTGCTCATTTTGTTTAATTATATGAAAGAAATAACCTCATCAGCGTTAAATGGTGTTTGTCCTTTTTTTGAATCCATATAAGCTGCGTAACACATCGCCAAAACAACCATTCCATCAATTTTCTCTTGACTTTTGGATTTGTCAAACATAATTAATCCGGTATGATTGGTTTTGATAGTGATATTTCCAGCCATCCACCTTAATATCGGATCACCACCGTGCCATACTTGACCTTTTTCGATTAATGCCTCCAATTCTCGAATCGGCTCGTTATACGAAACGACCGTTTGTCGAAATTCGCGCATCGGAACACCTTCCGCATAGAGTTCCGAAGCGAATTGAGTTGATTGCCAAGGATCATAATATATCTTCTGAACCGCATAATTATCCATTGCTTCGTTAATATCTGTTCGTACCGCATTGAAATCGGTTACATTTCCTTTGGTTAGGTTTAGATTTCCATCTTTTGCCCAATCTAAATAAGGAACTCCATCCTTTTTAGCTCGGAATTGCGCACCTTCCTCTGGACAGTAGTATTTTGCCTTGAATATAAAACTATCGCGATCCGGTGTTGGTGGGAATAACATTCCAAAACAAGTTAAATCCCATTTCGTACTTAAATCCACCGCAGCAAAACATTCGCTTCCAATTAATTCTGATTCGGATACAGATTTGTTGCCTTTCATCCAAATTTTATCCGTAATCCAAGTTTTAGATTGTCGAACCCAAATATTAAGGTTCTTGGTCTTAAAATTAATCTCCGCAGATTGACCCTCGTTAATTGCCTTTGTGTATTCGGTTCTTAATCCTTCCCAACTCGGAGTTGTGCCAATGGATGGATTTGCCTTTTGCCAAGTTTCCTCTTTGTGCCAATCGTCTTCTTTATTGGCTGCAAAAATTAATCCGAATGTTGAAATATCATCCTTCTTTCCAGATACGATGTCGTTCACAACCTTTCTATATTGATGGCAAGGTCCATTTATATTGAATCCGGCAGTTGTGATTATAAATAACAACGGTTGTGTTCGATTAACCATTCCGGATGCAAGGTTACGCAATATCGAATCATCCTTTGCTTCGTGGTATTCATCAATTATTGCAAAATGCGGACGAACTCCATCCAATGTTTTTGAATCCGCTGCAATCGGTTTGAAACTGGATTCACCTTGCAAGTTTTTTAGACCACGAGTTGTAATCGAATCGTAAACTTTGCAAATACTTGCAAACTTCTTACTTTCTTGCATAAATTGAGTTGCCATAACCTTTCCCGCGTTCCAACAAATGGTTGCCTGGTCATACTTATTTGCAGCTGAATAGCATTCAGCTCCCATTTCCCCATCAAAAAACGCACCTATAACTCCAAGCGCACCGGCAAATTCCGATTTTCCATTTTTTTTACTTACCTCCACATACGCTTTGCGCGTAACTCGGTAATTATTACGTTTGTATTTCCATCCGAATATCCAACTCAATACAAATATCTGCCAAGGTAATAATTGGAACGGTTTTCCGTAATATTCCCCGGATGTATGCCTTAACATTCTAAAAATGGTAATAATCCTTTGAACACCTTCGGAGTCGTAATATATATCCGGATTGTTTTCGAATTGCTCCCATCTCTTGACCGCAGCCAATTCTAAATCGCCACAAATCCTTTTGCCCTCCAATACGTCAGATATGTATTCGCGAACTTCCAATTATCCGGTATGGCTCTGGTTCATAATGATGTCGAATGGATCACTTACTTCTTCGGATTGTTCGTTTCTCATTTTGTCGCGAACGGCTGGTGTTAAACCGAGTTGCTTCAAGAATCCTTCAACGTGAGCGAGATGCGTTTTGTACACGGTCAATTCCGGACTGACTTGCCTTGATCCGTTTGGATACGTTTGGATTTGGTTTCCTTTCAATTCCGCATCCGCTTCCTCCAATAGCTGAATCGAACGAGCGCACCTGGTTACAATTACCGAATCCGCTTCGTTTAAAAGTCCGCAGTATTCTAGGTCCTGAACCAATCGGTCAAAG